GGAATTTCGTGGGAGATAGGTGTTAAGCTCGATTCCATTGCTAATAACGTAGACATGGAGCCGGGTGACAAAGCTGTAAGGGTATTCAAATATCAATTCGGCTTCACCGCAGAGTCTTTTGTGGCTCAGCCCATCGTGAGAAAGAAAGCAGTTCTCAAGACGAAAGTGGAAGTCACGGATTCACCTAACGACGAGGACATCACAGAAGTCTTGGCTAGACTGGAACAAGCAGTAAAGGAACTGGAAGAATGATCGAAGTAAAAAACAAAACAAAAAGCCCAGTGCAACTGGTGGTGAGATCAAGGAAGGCTCCCCGAGCGTTCACAACATTAATCGTACCGGGTATCGGAAAAGGTAAAAACGTCAGGCTGATCGACGATGAACTTAAAACCGATTACATAGATAGGGTGGAGAAGATGGGCCTGATCTCCACTAAGTATATTCCAAACTCAGAGATTCGCAAGGGAGAATAAGACATGGCTATTCTACGTGGTTTCCCACCGTCGAACACAATTTCGCCGAGTGTAAGAATCACCGAAAAGGATCTCAGCTTCATTGAACCTGAACAGTCCTTCCACCGTGCAGGACTTGTCGGTTTTGCATCCAAGGGTCCGATTAACGTCCCGACCCTTATCAGCACTCACCGTCAGCTAAACACGGTTTTCGGATATCCGCATCCTGAATCGGGCGATCCTTACATGATTTACGCAGCAGAGCAATACCTGCTGGTTGCAAACGAACTGTACATTGTTCGTGTGGCAGACGAAGCAAACGTCAGCGATGAGCAAGCTCAAACAGCCAAAGTTGATGTAACGTCTGCTGGCGGCTGGATTGAGATTGAATCGGACACTGCTGGACCGTATGTATTTGCACAAGACTCCTTCTTCCGATGGAGACTAAATGGCGTCCTCCACTCGAAGACGCTGGTTGTATTGGCTGGAACCTACACCGCCGCACAACTTGCTGAAGATCTCAACCTCCAGCTTGACAGTGATGTGGATGGAATCGAATTCTACAGCCACACCACCGACACCAAAATTGGCGTAAGAACAACCTGGGCCTACGGACCCGACGCTGAACTTGAAATGGTCTCGGTACAGGACGCCATCTACGGTGGTGCCGTGGTTGACGGCAACATCACCGGGTTGGGCACTGGCATGACCCAGGCCACTATCACTGGTAGCAAAGATCGCTACCCAGCTTCCTACCAGGACGCTGGCGAGTACGATCTGACCGGCTTGACTAATCTGGACATCCAGATCGTAATCGACGGCACCGACAACGTGCTGATTGATAACGTTGTTCAGGTCATTGATCTGGGAGACCTGGAAGGTTCAGAAGTAACTATCACCGAGGTCGTCAATGAGATCAATTCTCAGAAGAGCGAGAACGGTGGCACGCTGCCGGGCGGCTGGACCGCTGTCGCAAGTGGCGACAATCTCAAGTTTGAGACCGACCATCACGGTCGTGACGCCAAACTGCTTATTAAGCCAGATAGCACCGCTGCTGGCATCTTCGGTCTGGAAAGCGTGACCAAGGCTGGTTTGAGCCCCTTGGGAACCTCGGGCGATGTAGCTATCGCCACCTACGGTCGTGTGAATGGCGATGCCAACAGCACTGGAGCTTTGAGCTTCACGATCACGGCTGACTCTGCCGGTATCGATGGCAACTCCACACAAGTTGTAATCGAGAACAACGTGCGAGAGGGCAACTTCCAGATGCAAGTCTACAACAACGGCGTCCAGGTGGAGTCGTGGGGTGGACTGGTTAAAGACGAGAACTCTCGGTTCTATGTCGAAACCTACATTGCTTTGGTTTCCGACTGGATCAGAGTTGAAGACAACACAGCGAATTCCGCTCCGCCGTTGGACGGAACGTATACGCTGGCTGGCGGAACGGACGGTATTCCTTCCGATCCCGACGATCAGGACGCCCTGATCATCGGCAACGCTCTTGGCTTCACAGGCATGTATGCTCTGTCCGAGCCTGAGCAGATCGATATCGACCTCATCGCCGTTCCAGGTCATTCCAGCACCGCTGTGGTGGCAGCCCTTCTGGATTTGTGCCAGAACATGCGTATGGACTGCTTGGCAGTCATCGACCCGCCGTTCGGCCTGACTGTCAACGAGATCGTCGATTGGCAAAACGGCACCCATCCACTGAACACCACCCGCTTCGATAGCGACTTCGGTGCTCTGTACTGGCCATGGGTTAAGATCAGAGACAACTTCAACCGAGTTGACATTTGGGCTCCGCCCTCTGGCTCGATCATGGCAGTAATTGCCCGATCTGACCAATTGTCGGCTCCGTGGTACGCACCGGCCGGTGTAACCCGAGGTGTAGTGCCCAACATCAGCGACGTGTTCTCCAGGCCAACGCTTGAAGAACGAGATTTGATGTATGGCTACAGAAACGCCATCAATCCAATCGTGCAGTTCGTGGACTTCCAGGGATTTGTTGTCTGGGGTCAGAAAACGCTGCAAAGACGACCAACGGCTCTCGACCGTGTAAACGTTCGACGCCTAATGTTTGTCATCGAGAAGCGAATTCGTTCGGCCTCTCGACAGCTACTCTTCGATCCTCATGACGAGATCCTACGCCAGAAGTTCGTTCGGATTGCGACCGCCATCCTGCAAGAAATTCAGGTCGGACGGGGCGTCAACGACTTCCGAGTCAAGTGCGACGAAGAACTGAACACCCCAGACGTGATCGACCGAAACGAACTTCGTGCGAGAATCGGCGTCCAACCCATCCGAGCCGCAGAATTCATTTTCATCGAATTCTCGATCCACAGAACCGGCTCGTTCGCTGAGAACACAGAGTTCTAAAACAGTCAGTGAGTCCCTCGGGGCCTAGGCCCCGAGGGACTACCTTTCAACACTAAGTGAATGGAAACAAGAGGTAGAGCATGGGCCAGATGGGCATTGGTAAACTAGGTGCGCCCGGCGTCATCCTAAAGAGAAAGTTTAGATTCACGCTAGAAATATTCACCCCTTGCGGTGATATTCCCAAACATTACGTGAAGCTAGCCGCACGTCCACAACTGGACATCGACGAAACAGAACTGAACTTCCTTAACGGTGTCACTTGGGTGCCCGGCAAGGGGAGATGGCAGCCAATTACAGTGACCTATGTTGACGTGCCTGATCAGGAAATGCAAGGTTTGTATAGCTGGATTGCTACAGTTTACGACTTTACCGATCCGGTGAATCTAAAACAGAGCGAGAAGTCAGGTTGGGCTGGCACGGCGCTTCTCACTATGTATGACGGTTGCGGTTATCCGCTAGAATTTTGGCTACTTCAGTCGTGCTGGCCACAGTCGATCAACTTTGGCGACCTTGACTATGTTAATTTTGAAGAAGCTACAGTTGAATTGACATTGAGATATTCAGAAGTGGCCTACGCAAGCAACTGCGGCCCGGCTCCGTCGCCCTGTTGCTCAGGCTGTGCCCCGACAACAACATTCGTGTAAGAGATCCGACAGGAGTAACAATGGCTGATCGAAAACCTATGGGAATCGGCGTCATCGGACAACCGGATATGGTGTTCAAGCGCAAGTTTCGCTGGACCTTTGAAATTTTCGGTTTCTGTGACAACGAAAAAAACATGATCCCGGAGCATTTTGTGAAGATTGCTTCACGTCCAAATCTGAGCATTGAAGAAACTGAAATCAACCACCTCAATGCCAAGACATGGATTCCGGGTAAAGCGGCCTGGGAAACCGTCACTGTAACATACATTGATGTTGCCCACGAACAAATGCGTACACTCTGGGATTGGCTCGCCACAGTATACGATTTCACCGATCCGATTAACCTGCGGCAAGGCAGCAAGAGAGACTGGGACGCCACTGGCGTACTAACGCTGTATGATGGCTGCGGCATTGCTCTGGAAGCATGGCAGCTACAACACATGTGGCCTACCGGTGTAAACTTCGGAGACCTGGACTATTCAAGTTCTGAAGAGGCTACGATTGAACTGACTCTGCGTTATTCCGATGTCAGATACAGGTCGTACTGCCCAGACTTCACGCCGCAGGCTTGCTGCAACGGCTGTGGAAGCACAGTTAAGAAAGACCAGTACGCAGACTTTATCTAAGAAAGACAACTGAGGAGTAGCTATGGCTGAACAGATCCCGATGGGGATTGGACAACTGGGCTTCAAGAATCTAATCTTCAAACGAAAATTCCGATACACGTTCGAGTTGTTCGACATCTGCGGTGGGGACTCCGTGCCCCGACACTACGTGAAGCTTGCCGCTCGACCAAACCTAGCAATCGAGGAAACTGAAGTCAACTTCCTCAATGCGAAGACCTGGATTCCCGGCAAAGCAGCGTGGGAAACAATTACGGTCACCTATATCGACGTGGCGAGTGCCGAAGCAGCACCTCTGTTCCGATGGTTGGCTTCGGTTTATGATTTCACCGACCCTATCAACCTCCGGATGGGATCACAGCGGGCTGACTACGCTGCGACAGCCATCATCAAGATGTGGGATGGGTGCGGATCTCTGTTGGAAACCTGGGAACTCAAAGACGTTTGGCCCACCAGTGTAAACTTCGGAGACTTGGATTACGCCAACTCCGAAGAGGCAACCATCGAATTAACCCTGCGTTATTCCGATGTTACCTACAGGAACGAGTGCCCCGGCTTCGATATCAACCCTTGCTGCACACCGTGTGGTGGTGGTTCTTCGGAAGAAGAAGAAACCTAAGCAAGTAACAGTGCGGACCACTATCATAGGGC